ATAGATTATGACTTTGTAGGTGGTTCCGCAACAGGTATTACATCAATAAGATTTACAGGTAATGATACAGATACTATAAATCTAAGTGATGTAAATGCGAATCAATTACCTAGAAAAGGTCTTATAGTTTCAATAGCAAATTCGGAGGGATATGGATATCAACAACGACAAGTGGGAACAGGAACCGCAGTGGTTACGGGATTTGGTACGATTACAGTTGCAATTGGATTCAGTGGATCCGGATACAGAAATCCTCCTACAACTTATAGAATTTTGGTCGATGGCGGAAATCCTACGGTTGGGAGTGCTGGCACATTTACAGTCGAAGGGGGACATATAAAGGATGTGTTTATGAGTCCTGTTGGAACAGGATACACACATACGAATGTACCTAAAATTACTTTTGACAGTCCAGTTGGATATGATGATTTACAACTCATCAGTTCTTCCACAGGTATTGGTGCCTCTGTAACTGTAGATGTGGGAGCAGGTCTAAGTATAACTTCAGTAAATCTGAATAATATAGGTTATGGTTTTACAATTGGTGAACAACTTAGAATTGCAGGAATACCCACAGTAGCAAGTATTGGATCTACATTTCAAAACGCTGTATTTACAGTGACTGAAACGAGAGATGATGAATTTGCAGGATGGGTATTTGGTAAATTACAAGTTTTGGATGATTTTTCCAATGAATTTGATGGTCGTAAGAAAGTCTTTACAATGACTGAGAACAAACAACCATTGAGTGTCGAGAAAGATGCAGGTTCACTTATAGATTTAGAGAATAACTTACTAATATTCTTAAATGATATTATACAAGAACCTAATGTTGCATATGTGTTTAGTGGTGGAACTCAAATTGAATTTACTGAACCCCCTGTAGAGGGAACATCTTTACAAATTCTTTTGTATAGAGGAACTGACTCTGATGTTGCTATAGAAGGAGCATTACAAACAATCAAGACTGGTGACAGTATAACAATAAGAAAGAGTAATGGTGAAATCACCCCTGTTACACAAAATGAGAGAATTGTTGCTGCAATTACATCAAGAGATACATTGAGAACTAACATATATTCTCAACAAGGAATATCAAATCAGATCTCACCACTAAGACCTGTGATTTGGTGTAAGCAACAGGATGATCTATTTGTTGATGGTGCTGCTGTGAGTAAATCAAGAGATCTTTATGATGCGAGAGTGAAACCTGCAGCAAGAATAATAAAAAATATTAGCACAAGTGATAACACATTCTATACTGGTGGTGGGGCTGTTATATTCAGTACAGCAGAAGAACCTAACACATCAACATTTGATATTCAAATTATAGATGCTGATAAAAATAATACTGGGTTTGGAACCACCACATTTGCAAACCCAGTTGAAACGGTAACAGATGTGTCTGTCTCTGGAGATCATGGTGTTATAACTGGTATCGGAACAACTGCACAAGGAATACAGTTTAATATTCACATACCATTATCATCACCAATTAGAGATAATGATTTGGGTGGTTTGACCAAGACAGGAATTTCTACTGGAGATTTCTTCTTAGTAAGTAGATCGAATGTGGGAGGTGGAGTGACTGCATTATCACAAGATAGAACGGTTGCAATTTCGTCATGCTCTGACCTTATAGATACTGTGTACCAAGTATCACATATAGAAGATATCGCTCCTATAGGTTCTGCATCTTCTGTTAGAGTTCATGTAAATGTAGAGACCGGTCATGGTCTTAACTTCACAGGACTAGGTTCAGGGATTGGAAACTATTACGGTGACTATAGTTGGGCAAAATTCAGTTCATCTAGAACCACTGGAATAGCATTCACTTGCAATACCTCAGATGGACTCACAGGTCTGTCTACTGCACCAACAATAGTTCGTACAACGAAACTATCACTAGATTATACCTAAATAACACTATCAAATTGTAGAGAAGAATGCCTGCGATCATTACAGATCAAATAAGAGTATTAAATGCGGAGAATTTTGTCAACGGAATTTCAACGACGACAAATAGTTACTACGTGTTTATTGGGTTGCCGAACGCTACGGAAATTAATTCAGATTGGAATACCAATACTCCGGCACCTATTGATAACTTTGACGATCACGATAATATATACGATACACTTATATCTGCTAAGAAAATAAATTCTAGCGATGTTCTTCAAGTTATAAGAAAAATTACTTGGACTACCGGAACGATATATGAGATGTATCGTCATGATTATGACATCAATAATACCACACCACAAACTAATTCATCAAATTTATATAATTCAAATTTTTATGTGATGAACTCTGACTTCAGGGTTTATGAGTGTATATTCAATGGAGCAAACCCAACAAATAGTGGAAAGGGTATTGCATCTCTTGAAGAACCAACACATACTGATTTGCAACCAAGATTAGAGTCTGACGGATATCTTTGGAAATATCTTTATACTGTAAAACCAAGCGATATTGTAAAATTTGATAGTGTGGACTATATTCCAGTTCCACAAGATTGGTTGAATAGTTCTGATACTCTTGATGTGAGAAATGCTGCTGTAGACGGTAAAATAGAAACAGTGGTTATTGAGGATACGACCTCTGCTGCTTATCAATTCAGTGGTACAAAAAATAATGTACCTATCAGGGGAGATGGTCAAGACGGACTAGCATCTGTAACATTTGTCAATGGTAAACCCACCTCTGTTCAGGTCACTAATGGTGGTTCAGGATACACCTTTGCAACATTAGATCTAGATTCAGTTGTTACAGGATCAGGTGCAGTTTTTTCAGTTATAATACCACCACCGAAAGGACATGGTGCAAACATATATACAGAACTTGGAGCAAACAAAGTTCTTGTCTACTCTAGAATAGAAAACAGTGATACAACAAATCCCGATTTTCCGGTAGGTAATCAGTTTGCTCGTATCGGAATTTTGAAAAATCCAAACATAAACGGAACAACTAATTTACTCACAGCATCCAGTGCAAGTGGTGTGTATGGTTTACGTCTTGCAGAGCAGCATCAAGCACTATGAGTGTATCTGTTGATGGACAAATTACACAAACAATAGGTATAGGATCAACTGCAGTTGGAAAAATTATATCCTATGATCCAGTAACCAAATTTCTGAGATATTGGCAAGATAGATCTCTCGCTACGAATAGTTCTACAGGTGCAAATCCCACCTATGGTTATCGTCTAAATAGGTTCACGAGCACTCCTGCAACGGGAGGTTCTATCAATGTTGTTGTAACAACAACCACAGGAACACAGACTGTAGGGATTGAGACCACATTCACAGGTGTATCTACATCAGTGAATTCAAAAACTTATTATTTCGGACAATCCATTAATAGCGGTATTGCTTCCCCTGAGATAGAAAAATACTCTGGAGACATTATTTACATTGATAATCGTCCAGAGGTGACAAGAGCACCAAATCAAAGAGAAGATATTAAAATCGTCTTAGAATTCTAAAGATGCCACAGAACACCAACTTAAACGTCAATCCATATTTTGATGATTTCGATAAGAATAAGAATTTTAATAAAGTCTTATTCAAACCCGGAACTCCTGTTCAAGCAAGGGAACTAACAACTTTACAATCTATCTTACAAGATCAGATTGAAAAATTTGGACAACATATGTTCAAAGAAGGATCAGTTGTGATACCCGGATCAGTTGCTTATGATAATTCATATTATGCTGTAAAATTAGAGTCTACATTTTTTGGTGTTCCAGTAGAGTCATATTTTGATAAATTAGTTGGATTAGAAATAAAAGGTAAGTCATCAGGTGTGACTGCTGTAGTCAAAAGTGTTCTAAAAGCATCAAAGTCTACTCAAAATACTACAACATTATATGTAAAATATAGAGCATCAAACGCTAATGACAAGACAACGCAAACATTCCAAGACGGAGAAAACCTTGTTACTTTATCTGATTTTACTTTTGGTAGCACTACTATTACTACAGGATCGGATTTTGCAACTTGTATACTAAAAAATGCTACAGCGACAGGATCTGCATTCACTGTTGTTGAGGGTGTATTTTTTGCTCGCGGTGCTTTTGTACAGGTAAATACAGAAACTATAGTATTAGATCAGTATAGTAATAATCCATCTTATAGAGTTGGATTTCAAGTTATTGAAGAAATTATAACTGCGGTGGAAGATGATTCATTATATGATAATGCTGCAGGATTTAGTAATTATACAGCCCCCGGTGCTGACAGACTTAAGATTAGTCTAAGATTAACTAAGAAAGAGTTAGATAACTTTCAAGATGAAAACTTTATTGAACTCTTCAGAACTAATAAAGGTGAAATTAAGAAAATTGAAGTAAGAACTGTATATAATGAAATAGCAAAAGAACTTGCTAGAAGGACATTCGATGAGAGTGGAGATTATTTTGTTACACCATTTTCCTTTGAACCTAAAGAAAGTCTAAATGATAGACACTCTCAATTTGGGGTATTTTTCCCAGAAGAAACCACTGATGATAATAATACACCATCTAAAGAAATCGTAAGTATTAAAGTTGGACCCGGTAAAGCATATGTTAAGGGTTATGAAACAGAAACTTATGGATCAGTATTTGTTGATTCTAAGAAACCAAGAGAAATAGAATTAGTAGAATCTTCTACAGTTCCTTTTCAAGCAGGAAATCTTATAAGACTCAACAATGTATATGGTGGTGCGAGTGTCGGTATAGCAACAACAGGATATGTTGATCTAAGGAGTGACAGATTATCTACTGATAGAGATGAACCTGCAGGTCAATCAATTGGTAGAGCAAGAGTATATGATTTCAAACTTTCTGCAGGTGGATACTCAAATGCTGCATCTAGTTTTGATTTAT